TTATATATTACTTTCAACATATATTCTTATCTTAATTTTATATCTACTATTATACTTATAAGTACCTTCAACAGTTACCCATCCTGAAGTAACACCTGTTATCGTACCGAATTGACTTACATTTACCATTCCTGTGTCATCTTCCTCTCTATAAGCTCTCCAATTAAATGATTGAACACTTGAGTTTGGACTGTCACTTCCTAAACAAATTAATCTCGTGTATGTAACATGAATTGATACGTATGGATTATAACTAACAGAAATAGCAGCACCTTTTCCACTCGTAACTTCAGTACCTGAAATTGTTCCTCCGGTACGAACATCAAACCCATAGTTCAAATATATATCATTAGCATTATCTCCATTATCCAAAGGATCACTAATAACTACGAAATCTAACGTTGCTACTACAGATGTATCATACTTATATACACATTGTACTTTTGCTTCACCAACTCCAACAGCAGTTACTGTTCCATATGCACTTACATTAATTACACTTTCATTAGTAGAATACCAATTATAATAAGTGTATCTAGAAGTTGGATTAGGAGCATCTGCACCTAAATAACATATTTCTTGAGATCCCTTTGTCAAGTATATTAATGAAGCAGACGGGTCAGAAGCACCATAAATAGTAAATTCATTATTTAATTCTTTGCTTATTTCAATATTCAAATTTCCTAGTCCTTCACTATCAAATACACATAAAAGTAGATTTTTACTATCCGTTAGTACTTCAACCAATTCAATTGAACTATTAAAATTATTAATTTCATATGAATCTTTATAAACATATTCTCCTTGTTCATTTGTTTCAAATAAAACAAATAGCATTTCATCAGACTGAGTACCTTGATATTCAAATGTAATATTATACGTTCCTATTCTTTCTAGATTATAAATATAAGCAAAATCACCAATTTGAATATTACTATTACTAATATATTTATCATCTTCATCCATATCATATATTGTAAAATCTTCCACTTCATTGACCTTTAAGGTTAATTCATCATACTGTAAATCAGAAACCTCAAGATATACTGTATAACCTCCCCATTGATTTGCATAAAACATTATGTTATTTGCATTAACAACACTTTCGGCTGGGTGATTATATTCACTTAAATTCATTTTTTGAACTATTTCGCCACTTGAATTTTTGATTATAAACTCTCCATTTGGATTTATATATTCTCCATCTACTTTAGCGAATAATTCTAATAAAAATAAGCCTGACTTCGAAGGAGAAATAATAAACTCATTTTTATTTTCGTGGAGATGCGTTAGAACATCTACTTCATCATCCGTTGAAATGTAATCATCAGTTGATGTATGTGGATTAATTAAATAATTAATTGTTCCACTATCTTCCATAGAACTATAACAAATTTCTATATAGTATTCCCCTCTTTCTAATAAAGGACAAATATAAGAAAGATATTTTCCTGAACTTAATTCAATTGTAGTACCTTTTTCTAATAAAGTATAATCGCTTTTATAGATATTAATGATTATTTTTTTATTAGATTCTGCTTCAATTTCATATTGTATTTGACAATCAATATTTAATTTGTATAAAAATTTTTCGTCATTTGTAAGTTCTTTATTTTCATCTATTTTGACAGTTCTGCAATTAAAATCATATTCGGCAATTGTTCCATAAGTTTTTAATAAATCAATATAAGGCATTAAATTTTGATTATTAACATAATCACAGATTTTTGAAATATCCACAAATATTTCATTTAATAATTCGCACCCATCAAACACATTTACACCAATATAATTTACTTTATTTGGAATATTAATACTTTGAATTATACTACAGTTTTTAAACGCATTATTTCCTATTTCTGTTATTGTATTAGGTAAAACTATGTTATTTAGTTTTGTACAATTTTCAAAAGCTGAATTACCTATTGATATTACATTAACACTAGGCAGGCTCTCTTCTTTAACTCTTAAATCAAAAAAACTAGTAGGTATTTCTAAGTGAGAAATATTTTTATCTACTCCTATAATTTTAACTCCATTGTTATAATATTCCCAACTTAAAGGAGCTACACCAGGAACTGTGATATCTATTTTAGTATAAAACGGTGTAACAACTTTAATTTCTTGAGCGGTAACTAAAATATCAACCAACACACCACCAGGACTATCTCCCGCCCTTTCCCAATCATAATAATCTTGAATAGAAATATTAACACTACCATTGCCAGCATAACTTTTAGCATAAAAAAACTTTCCTAAAGCATTAAAAACATCTCCTTCTATTGTATTAGCAAATATTCCATTAAGTCTTCCAGGAGTTTTTTGAGTGAAACCAGCAGTAAGATTAGAAGATAATGCTACTTCATCTAATATTTGAGTACATTGAGCAACTCGTTCAATTAGACCCTGACTAGGAGTATAATAACTATCCAAATCCGTATTATTCATATTATGTAACATTAAATCAGCTGCTAACTTCCACCCCCTAAGCGAAAAACCAGCAATTATTACTGTAACTTCTGTTTGTACGCTATAAAACCTCTGGCAATAATGACATGGTGATTCCATTAAATAATTTGTCCAGTCACAAATACAATCTGGAGAAATATGATATACTTGTGGTACCCCATTAATATCATATTCGCTTGTTGACATTTCTGTTAAATTATTATCTGACATTTGATAATAATCAATTAATTCTTGTATTTTATTTAATTTCATTTGTGCATCATTGGTATCATTTGGATTATTTAATAGTTCTTCTGAGTACCAGTTATACAAATTATTAAGTTCTCCTATAACACTTGAATTATTTGTGTATAATTCAGCTATTATATCATCAATATTTTGAGTTTGTAAATTACTTTCATTTTCATTATCAATTTCTTGCGATATACTATCATTTTCATAAGCAAAAATAGATAATGATGTTGAGCCAAAAAATATATACATTATAAACATAAGCACAAATAAAATTTTTATTATTAATTTTTTGTTTTTCATTATTTCCTCCTCATAAAATAGTAATATTAAAAATTAATTTCCAACAATGAAAACTATTAATTGCCCTTTTTCTTTAAAATAATAAATATAATATACTTCTTCCTTTACTAAATACATATATTCTTCACTAAAATTGGGTCTATACTCAACAGGAATATCATCATAATTTATTGTATAAAATTCATTATCTAAATCATATAATAAATTTTGCTCATATGTTTGATTAATTCCGCTCTGAAAATTATTATTTATTAAAAAATCTTTTGGCGTATGGCTCGTACTAAAAACTGTATATTGTGGTAATCTTCCATGCATAAAAACATCATCAATAAAATTGTATTCAATTTCAAATTCTTCAGGAATATCAATATCAGTCAATTCTTTAATTCTTTGTTTAGGACCAAATGTATTATTTGAGCAGCCACATAAAAATGTACTAATTATAAAGATTATCAATAGAATTTTTACTGTACTTTTCATTTCACATCACTCTTTTCAATCATATTAACTTTATTACTTAATAATTCATTTTCAAAGATAATCACCATATTTAACAAATAAATCTTAATCATGTGTAACACCTCCCGTTATTTATATTATATGTTATAAATGCAAAAAACTCCCTTAAGTTAATCCTAAGAGAGTTGTATAAATACTTATAAAGTTTCTATATTATACATTAAGATATTTATAATACTATCCTAGTGTATGAGCATTTTCCCACACCTCTATTATACCAAATATTACCAATTAAAGTCAAGTGTTTGAATTAAAAAAAGGAAACTAGTATTTCAATACAGATAAACTAGTTTCCTTTATTAGAATTATTATTTAGTTATCTTCTTCATCATAATAAAACACTATGTTATCTAAAACTACCCTACCTTTATTTCTATCTCCTGTAGGGTTTTCTTTAGTTACATAGAATCTAAATTTTGAAGTGTTTGCAGGAAAGTATACAGTATAATTTTTTGGATAATCCCTCAAAACTGATAGTGAATAAATATCAAAAACAATATGGTCTTTCCATTCATATTCTCCTTCTGAACCTTCTTTTTCTTGATATATTTGTATTGACAGAGTACCACCACTTCCTAAGTATTCAGTACCACTCCAAAGAGCCATATCAAATGTCATCTTTCTAATATTGTTTGGCAAATTGAATTCTAAATAAGCCGTACCCGCATTTAATCTATTAGCAGATAATACTAAATATTGATTTTCTATATAACTACAACGTAATCTTTTAGTATTAAAAGTATATCCACTAGTTGTTGTTACAAGTGTTTCTCTAGGATCAAAAAAGTATTGACCTTGACCTGTACTAGTATTAATAAATTCTTCAGCAAAATCAGACGCATAAATTATAGTAGAATTATCATATCCACTAATTTGATATGTAATGATACCTGTAAAATTATTACCTAATATATCAGAATCTACATATGCAATATAACTATCTAATGATGACCAACCCCAATTCATACGCATCATAAAAACTGTATTAGTAATTATTTCTCCATTTTTATCCTCTATATACCATTCCTCATAACCAAATAAATTAACATAATGAGAACTTACATCACTACTTCCAGCTAGAGCAGTAAATAACGTAACAGGTATACCATTATCAATTGATTCCTTCGCTTTTTCAATATTATATTCCTTGCTTTTCCACATCCCATGATTAGTTGCTGAAATTTGTCCCCCTAATCCATATGAAGACATTAATTGATTAAATGAAGTTTCGAAATCAGATGGCCAAGTAAAAGTTTCTTTATCTCCTACAAATCCAACTTCTGTTGTCGGTGTATTAGATAGTACATCATATGCTAATTCAATTCTTTGTATACTATCCTTAGGGTTATTTATAATTTCTGAATATCCTAAAGTCGATGAAAAATAATGCATAATCCCCATCATAGCAATAGGACCACACCCACCATATGTGCTATTGGAAGTAGTTCTAGACAAAGCCTGCAATATTTCATACGTAGTAAAATCTGATGATTGCATTTCAATAGGATAATCACCTGTAACAGATTTAACTGAATTAGTATATTTTTTATAAACATAAGTATCTCCAGAATAAGTATTACCATGATATTTATTCAATAAATATTCTTCAACATCCCAATAATGATATTTCACATTAAGTGTATATATTGGTAAAGTTTCATCCCAATTCCATATTGCTATTAGGGTAATATCTGAAGTTATCACATCTTCTTCAAAATTCCAACTAAAACCATCCATAGTTTCCCAACTTACAAATGTACAATTTACCCTTTCCAATAAAGATTCATCTAATTCAACCAATAGTGAATTTTCATCATACATTTCACTATAACTTGATAGTCCATTATATGTACCTCCATTTAAATCATAAGTTACGGTATATTGAATTATTTCTTCATTTTCTTCTTCAACTAATTCTAAATTATTTTCATCTATTATTTCATCACCTGAATATGCATAGGCAACTATACCATTTGAAAACATTACTATTAAGAATAAAGAAAAAATAACAACACAAATCTTTTTAATCATTTTTACCTCCCAATTTTATTATATTTGTGTCCTAAATATCCTTCGATTTCAATAATTATTTCTTCATCAAATGTTATCATAATTCGTGATTTTACAATTTGTTCGTTAAATACAAATTCGATATCTCCAATATATTTATACGTTTGATACGAAATATTTTGAATTGTTGTACTGATATAATCATTAACCTCATCATCAAATATATATAATTCAATATTAATGTATTGATTATCATATAAACCTATAAAAACATTACTATTTTTTAATTCATACTCTTCTTTAGCAATTTCTTTTATAATAATTTTTGATTTTGAAATTTGGGTTTTTCCGATATTTTCTGCTGTTTCATATTCGCCTTCAATAATCTTATTACTTTCATGAATAAATGAACCTGCAAAATTAAAAATTTCAAAATATCCTGTATTAAAAGTAATCTGACCATTATATTCTTTATCATCAATTTTAAGAAAGGCATCCATTGTATATTGATTAGTAGTTCCTCCCATATGTTTAATATTTGATAAAGTTACTAGCTCAAATTTATTTGTTGCATTACTAAATAAATATAATTCAATTAAAAGATATTTAGGGTTGTTGCTACTACTTGCAGCATCTATAAAAACATTGACACCATTATGACTATCAAAAGTCTCTTTATCAATTTTTGATATTATATATTTAGCCTTTTTAAAATCACCATTCTCAATATTATTATTTGAAACATAAGTTCCTTCTTTTAAATAACTAACTGATGTACATCCAGAAATCACGAGGCTAAAAAGTATCACACCCAACACCAAAAATAATTTCTTAAGTTTCATTACAGACACCTCCTTATATGCAAAAAACTCCCTTATTTCTAAGAGAGTCTAATAATTTCTTTCCCTATTCAATTCTAAATACTTTAAGGTAATCATTACAACTATCTTAGAGTATGAGTTTTTCCCACACCTTTATTATACCAAAAATTACCTATAAAAGTCAAATAATTAATATAATATTGGTTCAAATCCCATCAACCGACTAAATTTCCAACTACCTTAAAATACCCTATATTCAAATCCCATTAGTTGCGAAAATCTAATAACTTATCTAGAAAATAAAAAAATGCACCTAAATAGATGCATAATTCCTTGATTTTGATGTTAAAATCGTAATATTTTCACTACAAGCATTATAAATCTATGATTTATATTGATGACTTATAGACACATTCTAATGTGTGAGTACGACAAAATGTATCGTTTGAGGGGTATTTTGAACAATATGGGTCGTTTTGATATGTTTTTGAACAATATGGGTCGTGTACAAAAATTGCTTGAACAAAATGGGTCGTATACATGAAATTGGTTGAACAATATGGGTCGAAATTTCTTTATAATAAATTAATAAATCTTATAATATTATATTTCATTTAATATTGAATTTTGCTATAATTGTTTTTTTTGAATCAGAAATTTCCTTTGAAAAATTTTGATCATTTATTTTTGTCTCAACATTCTCTACCAATTTAAAAACGACTTCAATTCTCTCTTTTAATATTTTTTTGGTTTTAAAATTATCACATGTAAAAGAATCACATACGGCTCTTTGTTCTATTTTATTTAATTGATATAATATTTTTCTAATTAAATATTTTATTTCATTATTATAAAACCTTTTTTCAATTGTATCTATTGTCGAATCATATAAATCAAGATATTTTAAAGATGTAAGAGCATTATATATAATGTCATTGTCAAACATATCAACCATTTCGTTTATATCTTCTTTAGGAACAATTTCTTTATTATAAAACAATTTCACCAAATCTCTAAAAAAAGGAATGCACGCTATAATAATAATGAATATTATGCATAGTATATATACCCAAGTTTCGTAGTGATTTTCTTGAAATAAACTAAGTGAAATAGTTGTAATTATAGTAGCAATACTAGTTAATGCTACAGAAACAATAGCTTTTCTCAATATATTTATAGCATTCTTTCTTTCTTTTGTTTTGGAAGCTAAATTGTCAATCAATATTTTTTTAATTTCCTCAATATCCTTTTTTTGTGCCATCAATTCCCAATCATTTGGTTTTCTCATTATAATATTGTCCTTTCATCTAAACAAACCATTTTCTCATTTAATTTGGAAATTTGATTGCCATAGTATTTAGTAAGATAAATTTTTTCATTATTGTGGTACTTATTAGCAATATCTTTTATTTTATATCTTTGAATTGGCACTAAAACATTTGAAATGGTTTTTTCATCATATGGCCAGTTATTCTCCAAAGTAATTTTATATAGATTATTAATAATATTTTTTCCATTAAATAGAATTATATACTCTATTATATGTTGTACCATTTTATCATAGTACTTGTAATTGATAAAATATATAAAAGTATTATTTCTATCAGTTCGTTTTCTAATAGTAGCATAATGATATTTTCTGATAGAAATTGAATTAGAAGATAACATCCATAAAATGCATTTTTTTCCTTCTTCACCTTTTTCAATTCGTCTTCTTGCCTTTTTTGCTTTTTCCTTCATTGATGATTCTTTTCTTTGATAATTAAAGTTATAATTCTTTACTAAATAAACTAGTTCGTTTATCGCTTGATTAATATTAAAAAAATCTGGATTTCTCATAAATTCCAACTTAACTGTATTCCACATATTTTATCTCCTCTTGTAATTGTCTATTATATTTATAATTATACCATATTTTGACAATATTTGCAAGCCTTTTCATAAATACAGCAAACAAGTATATTGAGCAATTTATATGTAATTTACGATTATTTTCTTTTTTATTACTATTATTTTGAACGTTTTTTTCTTTTTTTAAGAAATTTGTCAATTTCCGCTCATTTTATTTTTTTTATAAATATTATTACTGCAAAAATATCGCCAACACCCTCAACAATTCAATACCCTAGTATCTTTCCGACTTTCAATTAAAGAACTGCTACAGGCTCTAAAATCGGTTCACGAACGCAAAAAAGCACCTAATAGGTATACTACTAGGTGTTAATCATATTTCTTCAGTAATCTTTAAATCACATTTGAATTGGAACTCTATTGTATGCTTATTAATAACTTTAATGTATTCAATTAACTTTCTCATTATTTGTTGGTCGTATAGATCAACTTTTTCTTTACTTAAAGTATCAAGAATTATCTTCATCTTTTCTTTCTTGATTTGAATGTTAATGTTTTGTGATTTTTTCTTTTCTACATCTTCTTCTAGCTCATGAATTTCACAACTTAGCCTTGCATATTCTTCATTATATTTTTCAATTGCTATTTCGTTATTTCGTTTCTTTTGAAAGAGTTCCATAATTAGTTTTCTATCATCGTTTATTTTTGTTTCAATTGGTTCTAAATCTTCGCTACAATCGATATTAAGTTCTGAATTGATTGTCTCTTTTACCATCTCTACAAGTTCTGACAAATCGCCTGAAAAGCGTTCAATCACTCTTTTATAAGCATCTAGTATATCAACTTCTTTAATTGGTAGCATCTTGCAACTTGAATTATTATTCTGATGGCTAATACACACCCATGTTTTTACAATTGAACCATCTGCTACTCTTCTTCCATGTCTTCTAAAATTACTTCCACACTCGCTACATATCAATAGTCCACTTAGAGAGTTTTTACTGCTGTATTTTCCATTTCCTGTATTTGCTGAAGACCTTAGCTCTGTTCTATGCTTTTTTTCTTCTTGTGCCATATCGTATATTTCTTGTGTAATTATTGCGGGATGACTATTCTCCACATAGTACTTTGTTGCTTGGCCTGTATTCTTAACACGCTTCTTGCTTAACACATCAGCTTTATATGTTTTAGCTAGATAGGAGTTTCCAGTATACTTTTCGTTTGCAAGCACTCCTTGAATAGCACTTGGTGTCCAGGCATTACCTAGTTTAGTAGTAATTTTTTCTTCATTCAATGTAGTAGCTATCTGTCTTATTGTTTTACCAGCAATATACTCTAGAAATATTCGTTTAATAACTTTGGCTTCATTTTCCACAATTACATAGTTTTCATCTACTTTATCATAGCCCATTACTGTTTTGTAATTGATTACTACTTTTCCTTCTTGAAATCTTTTCTTATATGACCATTTAATGTTTGTGGAGATTCCACGAGATTCTTGTTCTGCTACAGCTGCAAGAATTGTAATGAGCACTTCTCCATTTGCTAAAATATTATTAATTTCTTCTTGAGTAATATCATCAATATCACTAAGTTTTGCTTTATCATCTTTGGTGAAGTCTTCTGTTGAAAGTCCTTTACCATTTATCTTATCTACCTTTTTTACTATCTCACCATCGAAATACACTCTTGAGACAAATCCAGTATGTCCTGAATGTTCATAATCAAGATTATCAAGTTGAGCATGGTCTTTTATAATTGATAGTTGAATCTGAGTTTCGACGCTTATTTGTGTATTTAAAAACACATCAATTGTTCCACTTATTGATTCTACAACCGTATTTACAATTGTTTCAATCATCTACTCCACCACCACCTTGTTATTCTTTAGAAGTGTTGTTATAAATGTTCCATTAAATCTAGCATTAAGGGTATATACTCCTTCTACTAATCTTGAGCTTATGGCTTCATTCACATTTACATCAATTGTGGTAGTTCCAGCAATGTTAAAAGATGCCATTACTTCATTTCTATAATCCTTAATGAATACTTCTATTTTATCTGTTGGGCTAGCTATGATTTCTCTTCCACATGTATCTTTTAGATGAAATACAAGAGTCAAAATAAAAGTATCACCATAATACCACCTAATTGATCCATCTTTTGCTATTCGAGGGGACTGTTCTGCAGTTTTCATTCCTACCTCCTAAATAAGAAAAGACAACAATTTTACTTGTTGCCTAGTTTTTTTAAAATTTGTCTTTTTCACCTCGCAAGTATTCCCACAGGTGTTTTTCAAACTCACCTAATAATTCATTTGCTTCAAAATAGTTTTGATATGATTCTTCGCTAGTGTCACAGTACATGCTACCTAGTTGCCATCTAAGCTCATGAATTAAATAGAATTTCTTTAGAACGTCTTCAAGTCTATTTTGAAGAAATTCTTCTTTTGGCTCAGTTCTTTTTTCTTTGTTTTCCATGTTGTTTCATCCTTTCTAAGGTTAACAACATTATATCTAAAGAAAACATTAAGTCTAGCACAAAGATTATTTTTTTGCGTTTTGTTCTAAAAGATAGTTATACATATCTTCTTTAACTTCTACGTATTCTTCAATGGCTTCTTTCATTTCTCCATTAGTCTTTCCATCTCTTATTGCAATGGCATCTGCATAGGTTAGTTTACCTATTGCATCTATTGACTTTAGTATTAAAATGTTTTCTTTAGCACGTGCTTTATTTCTTTCATTTTCACGTTCCTCATTTTTCTTTAAAAAACGTTGCAATAAAAAGAGCACCATTCCACTAATGATACTACCTAGAATACTTATTACTATTGCTGTCATGATACCTCCTTACATTAGTCTCTTATATTGTATTCGATATATAAAACCAGAAAGTGAACTTGCAACTGTATTAGGGTATAACATAGCACCAGTTACATTTGAAGTTACATAAATTCCACTTGGACTTACATATAATCTATTTTAAAACCTGGTGTTGTTGCTAGGCAAACTTGCACTCTTGCTGATCTAAACCATTTTGATTCATAGTTGTTTGCACAATATGTATGAATTGGTCCTGCTGGTAATTCATAATACCTATATAGATAGAAATCTCTTGAATCTGCTTGCATATCAATAATATCTGTAATAATTGTACAATGAGCACCAATTCCACTACTACCATCTGCTATATCTACTTTTATCAAATAGGTTCCATACGGAATCACTGTTTGACCAGGTGTTATGATAATCCACTCTTTTGACAAATTAATTGCGGTCTTGGCACTACCTACGTTTAAATCTTCTGCTCCCGTGATTAGACTTGCTGGAACGGCAGTTACTGGAATAGTAATTGCACTGGTTCCGTTAAAAGAACGTGAGGTTGCAACTACTCCGCTTAAGCCTATACTTCTTGATGATTTTAATTGCTTTGCAGTTTCAGCAGCTATTGGTAAATCAGTAAGTGTTCCATCTGTATTTTTTATCTTTGGTCTAAAAGCCATAATCCCTCCTATTCTTCCACAAATACAATATTATTTATTGTGGTAACTACTCCTGCACTTGTTTTCTTTTCAATACTACATCTTATTTCATATAGATACTTCTCATTTTCACCAAGGGTATTAAACACTGTTGGTGTTACTTGGTCTGATGCTATATAATCACTTTTGGGGTCTACCCATATTTTGTCTGGCATAACTTTTCTCCTTATGTTTTCTTTCTTCCTCTTGTGGTTTGTTTTAATCCACCATCAAAGGTCAGTTTGTTATATTCACAAATAAATTCATTCAAATCACCATATCGGTCTTTACATCTATAACTATTTGCCAAGTCTAGATTTGGTGTTCCTCTCCATACGCACGTTACTACACCTTCTCCTGCTTTCATTTTATTCAAAAGAATTGTTGCTATTTGTTGAGCTTGAGTGCTTGATTGAATCAGTTCACAAGATGGATGCTTATATTCAAAGGCTCCATAATCTCTAACGCTTGCTTCATCTTCTACTGTTATAGTTTTATATGTAATATCGATTGCATTTCCTTCCACAACAACTTTTCCTGTTTGAGAAGTTTTTGTGTTATTAGTAATCTTTGCTATACATGCATTAATTCCTGCACTAAATTCTGATGGGATTAGGTTAGGGTTATCAACATACACAGAGGCGTATGCAATGTCTGTTGTAAAGTCTAGGGTTATTTCAAGTTGTGTATTTGCATCTATGGCAATTAGGGTTGTTGCGGCTTCTACAACTTCACTTGATAGCTCCACATCAGCATATTCAACTGCTACTCTATTTGCAAATTCTGTTAGTGATATATTTGATTGATAGGAAAACATATTGCTTGCGTTAATCTCTATACCACTTACTATTGGTGTATCAGTTTCGCATCTAACATTAATTCGATCATCGCGGTCAATATAAACTTTACATAGTCCTGTATTAGCAATTTCTTGTAAGGCATCCCACACTGAACATTTTGGTAAGAAAGCACTTGGAATAACCATTGTTCTTAAGTTTTCCGAAATAAGATAGTTTGCTTCACTAAATCCTGCTTTTGTTAAAATGTCTTCAGTTATGGAATATAGCGTTACATTATAGTTTAATTGATATCCAACATAAATCTTGCTTTGAAGTCTCATTAGTCTATCTACTGCTAAACACTTCACCCATTGTCCGTCTTGGTCAACTTTCCATTCACTCGAATAAAACACCCCAAGTGGAATGTAATCTACTACACCATTTTCTTCAATTCCAATGAATGGTTTTACTTTTCTATCAAGTATTAAAAGGTTTTTCAAATAACCCATATTAAACTTCTGGTCCTTATTATATATGGTAACACTCATCGTATCTGAATTGATATTATATGTTGTATCAACTGATGCCATTTCTTCATTAACTTCGAAATCTTTTAATTCATTACCAATATAAGTTTCAGCTAACATATCAAAAAACTTTAATATCTTAACACATGCATAAGGAGTATTCCATTTAGTAATTGTTATTTTGATTGATGTTATATCAGAAAGTGTTGTATAAATCTTCTTTTGCACTTCGATATTATTAGTAAACTCTTCACTTTTTACAATCACACCGTTTCTTTTATATTCAATTATAAAATCAACTGGATACTGATTTAGTTTAGTATCGCCAATTATCATCCAAGATACAATGGGTCTTGTAACAAAGGATATTTCTAAAAAAGTATCAACTAAAAACTCGCCATTTTCATCTGCAAGGTTGTTGCTCCACCATCCAAGAATGCATGAATCATCCATCATTTGAAAAGTTCCATCCATGATAGAGTTTCCATCCATTGTACAGGCTTTTACTGTTGGTGAAAGGTTAGAGTGATATACTTCATGTGGATGACTAACAGTAGCATTACTTGATTCATCTAGTCCTGTAATATTTGAGATTTCTGTATCTGAGTATACTATTTCAACTTTACCAACTATCTTTCTAGGATTATCTAAATATGACATATCTATTTCTCCTCAAAAGAAACTGAAACATTTTTCCATATTACTTTATCTTTCACCCAGTCATATCCTGGAGAATATGAAAAACCTTGAGGCTTTGCGGTAAACGTTGACAAAGTTCCAAGTAGTGTGTCTTGATACGATACCGTAACAAAGCTGTTTTGTTTTATTTCAGTATTTAAAATTAACATATCTTCTTTTGTTAAATAATCCCAAGATACATCTATCTTCTTTTTAAAACCTACAATATCAACAACCATTGTTCCATCCATTGTTCTTTCCATTTTGTCTAGTTCTACGTATGAATGAGATAAATCTTTAGGAGAAGCAACACTTCTTCCATTTATTTGAAAAAATATCATTACTAAACCTCCCTTAAAGTGATTCCATTTCTTTTATATTCTTTTGTTAATAGAGGTGCAATAAGTCTTGCAAATGTCTGTCCATCTATTTGAAGAACTATATCTTCACTTGACCCATTATTACTTTGGTTAATTATATTTGTAGACATAATACCATTTAACAAGTCTCCAAATGGGCTTGAACCTGGTCCAACAGCGGCTTTATTTTGACTAGCTGATACATTAAGCGTACTTGCAATACTTGCTGCCGCCTCTTGAATTTGGGGTTTGCCTTCATACATTCCCTCTTCCATCATGTTTAAAAGATTAGGAATCCACTTATCAGCAGTTCTACCTGGTCCTTTTTTAGTTGGTGAGCCAAATCCTAGAAAGTCTGCAATTGATTGTCCTATTGATTTTACGCCATCAACTACTGAATCCCACGCTTTCTTTATTCCATCTGCGATATTATTAATTAGGTTTTTACCCCAATTGAATGCATCTTTAATAATGTCTGCGAAGAAATCTTTAATTCTACCAAATAACCCTGTAATAGCATCCCAAATATTTGTTATGGTACTTTTGATTCCTTCCATCATATTCTTAAAGAAATCAGCAACTTTATTTAGGCAATTCCAAAATACACTAGTAATTCCTTCTCCTACTCCTTTGAAGAAATCAGCAATACCGCCAAAGAATGAGACTAAAGAGTTCCATAGCCATTCACCAATTCCTACAATTCCATCTACAATCTTTCCAAACCACGCTTTTACACCATCCCATATATTACCAAGAATCTCAAGTAGTTTATCTTTTATACCAACAAAGAATGTCATAAAACCATCAATAAATCCTTTAAAGAATTCATAGAATGCTAGTCCGGCTTGTTTGATTGATTCCCAAACATTTAACGCTGCACTTTTTATATATTCCCAGGCTTGACCGAAGTCCCCTCTTAACAAAGCACATAAAGCCTTAATGATATCTAGTATTACGTTAATCGATGCAGTGACCGATTTTACAAGTGGACCAATCATCGATATTACTCCATTTATCACTCCACTTATAACACTAAATAGCACAAGTATTATGGCTCCTATAATTTCAAATATTGGTTTTAGAGTTTCATACAGTTCTTTTACTGTTTCCCAAAGACTTGCAAAATGTCCTTTTAAAGTCTCCCATACTGGTCCTATTGTATCTACCAGTTTACCGACTACTTTTGATAGTACATCCGCAAACTTCTTAACAACCGTAAAGACAAAACTAACTAGTTTCTTGATTACGTTAAGAATTGCACCGCCGTCTTTTGACAAAACATTCTTTATTCCACCAAATGTATCTTCTACAATCTTTTTAATCTTTGGCCATACTTTATTAAAAAGCACTAATACTTGTTCTAATAAAACTTTTGCAACTTTATTGATAAGGTTAAAAGCAGCAATAATTAAGTTCTTTACTTTTTCTCCATACTTAATCCATAAATCTTTAAAGGTAATAATTACATCGGTTATTATTTGTTTTACATATGGCCATACCATTTTAGCTCTTTCGTAGATTCCACCAAATACTTTTGCTACTAGCGTACCTATAAATGTTAGAGCTTTTCCAACGGATGCCATAATAGTTTCACCATTTTGTTTCCACCATTCTTTAATAGCATTTACTGATTTTAGTATCCCACTTTTAATCTTTTCCCAAATTGAAAGAACCTTACCTCTAAATTCTTCATTGGTTTTAAAGAGGTATGCAAGCCCTGCTCCTACGGCAGTAATGATAGCAACAATTAATCCTACTTTACTAAATAACAATGGTATGATTTTAATTAGTGTTGATACTGCTTTTGTGATTTTACCTATTCCTAAGAATAATGGTCCAATAGCTGCTGCAATCATTGCAATCTTTACTATTTGTTTCTTCTCTTCATTATCTAGGCTCATTAGTTTCTTAGTAAGTGGTGAAATATACTTAGTTATCAATTCTCTTATTATTGGAATTAGCACATCACCAAACGATATTGCAATTTCTTCTAGTTCTGATTTAAGTATTTTCCACTGTCCTGTTAGAGTATTCAGCTGTATTTCTGCCATTTCAGTTGCTTTTGATGTTCCTGTGATACTTTTAGTCATATCATTAATGGCTTTACCACCTTTACTCATTAAGGCAAGCATTCCTGGTCCACCTCTTGCACCAAACACTTCCATCGCTTGTGCAGTATCCATGCCTGATTCACCAAGTCTATCAACAATTGATGCAAAGTCATTTGTTGCAGGGTTTAAATCATCAAATGAAAGTCCTAGATCTTCAAACACTTTTAGTGCTGCACTTGATGGATTCATCAAACTTACTAGTGCTTGTCTTAAGGTAGTTCCTGCAGTTGAACCGTCATATCCAGCGTTGTACAAAATAGATAAAGCACCAACCGTTTCTTCTATTTGGTATCCTAAGCTATTTGCTACTGGACCAACATAACCCATTGAGTTTGATAGTTTATCCATTGATGCCATAGAGTTACCAATCGCACTTGCAAACACATTTGTTACTCTCTCTGCACTACTTGCTTCAAGTCCAAACTGGTTTAGTGTTGCAATTACAATATCAGTTGTTGCTGCTAAGTCATATTGGGTAGCTGATGCTAGGTTTAATGTTGCTTCAATTGAATCAGCCATTTGATCTACTTTATAGCCAGCTGATGCCATATAATATAAAGCGTCTGCTGCATCACTTGCACTAAAGACTGTTTTTGCACCCATCTCACGAGCAAGTAAAGTCATCTTTTCAAACTCTTCTCCTGTTGCTCCTGCAACGGAAGCCGCATTTGCCATTGACTGTTCAAAGCTTGCTGATGTTTTTACAATAGCTGCTCCCATTGCTACAACTGGTAAAGTAACGGAACTTGTTAGTTTAGAACCAATATTTGTAAAAGTCTTTGATACTTTTTCTAGATTTTTTGATGCTGATTGTAATCCTTTTGAAAGAGAGGAAATATCTGCGGATATCTTAACTACTAAATTTCTAATTACTGCCATGCTTTATTTCCTCCTATTTTATGATTACTCCTTTTTCTGCCGCCATTGCTCTTAGGATTGCATCACTTCTTGAGATTTGTTTTCTCTTTGGAGTTCTTGCATCCTTTAGTACTTTTTCTAGTTTAGGTAATTTCTTTTGTCTACCAAATGCTTCTACATGCCAAGCTAGACATAAATCATTTTCAAATCTATCTTGATTCTCTTTGGTTTTTTGTTTAGCTATAAGTGTTAGTTCATATGGTGTATAATTACCAACTTGAAGTGGGTCTACTCCAAAGTTTATTACAACTTGGTCACAAAAAGCGAAGATATCCAAAGTGGCGGCTTCTAGTTTCCCTTTATGTTTTTTTCTTTTGCTTCTCCGAATGCTAGAGTTAATGCTTTACCAACTGCTTCTGCTACAACACTTAAGTTTGAGTACTCATCAATTAAATCTCCAACTGTATCAATTGTTAAGTCTTTATCTTCATGATATAAGCCTGAATACACGATTGCTAGTAAGTCTTTAATCCCTACATTATTCAAGTCTAGTTGCATCAAGGGTTTTCCTGTCACATCTTCAATTTTTGCAAGAGCATTGATTCCATATCTTAATGTTCTTGGTTTATCTAAATTTATTGTTATTCCTTTTTTCATTTGAGGTCTCCTTTCTAGTTGTTACCAGTTTCGAATGTTAATGTTCCGTTTCCAGTGAACTCAATTGAGATATTTACAACATCATCAACTGGGTCTTCGATAGATAAACTATTAATGTAGGCTGAACCTGTATAATAATTAGTTGCATCTACATATAGTTTTAATGTTACTGCAGTTCCGTTTAAGAAAGCAGTTTGCAAAGCTTCTTGACCTGTAGTATCACTTGTTACTTCATAGTCACCTTCACTTGATGCACTCAATTCTTTTAATCCTGCAATATAGTTCTTCCAGTCATCTCCTAGTGCTGTTGTTTCAAGTGTGTCTAAAGATAACTCTAGACTCCAACTCTTAATTCCAACAACTTTTGAAGTGCCTGTTCCGATTATTACTTTTCCTGCTTTTCCAGCTATAGCCATTTTAATTTCCTCCTTATTTATTTTCGTTAAAATGAAATTCAAATTCTATTCCTGACATGTATTCCTCAGTATCAAACTTTAATGAACTATTTCCATTCACTTCATAATCAGACTTGATAAATACAGCCTCAATAAAAAGACCTCCCATGTTTCCACGAAGGTCTTGTAAACTTTTTTTTACTAGCCTAGATATAGTCCTAGCTTTTTTATAGGTTTTATCATGACATACTATTTGTATTGTCTGTCTAACAAACCCTGTATCACCTTGTAGAGCTGAATCATAATTAGCGATTACTGGTGAATATACAATTGCGGGTAGCATGCAATTTTGTGGTAAAAGAATCGGATAAATCCTAAAACCTACAATATCAGTCAGTGGTTTATATGTACTTAGGTGTTTATAAAGTGCTTCACAAATATCCATCTACATTTTACCTCCTGCTGCCTTAGAGACCGTATCCCTAATTTCTTTGTTTATCTCATCCATATTGGAATCCACTGCGTTTCTTAAGAATGGATTAGCCTTTCTACCACGAGCTCCAAGTTCTACAAAAGTTCCATATTTAATTGATTTATCATAATCAACTTTGATTGTTGCTTTTACTTTTGTCTTCTTGTCTTCTGCAAGTTTAAGACTGTTCCGTAATGCTCCAGTATCAACAGGGCAAACACGCTTTGCATATTCTAGGGCTATCTTACCACCAGCCTTAGACGCTTTCATCAATACATCTCCTGCAGCATCTTCCATTTCTTTTAATACTTTTGTGATTTTGTCTGCACCTTTTATTTCAACCTTTACTTTTTTTTGTTTTGCACTATACCCCATATTCGATTATCTCCTTACAATTAAGGATCATTACTTCATGATCAGTATTATCATCACTTACTCCTATGATTTCGTAAGTCTTATTCTTGTAACGAACTCTATTTAATACTGTTACATACGGATTATATCTTATGGTTATTGTTGTTGTATTTTCTGCATTTACTTGTTCTGCTCTAAAGATTTCTGTTCCGCTACTTGGTTTGATGTATGCCCATACTGTTTTTACCTTTTGCCACGTTCCATCTTCTCCACCGAATTCATCACGTATTGCTACAAATTCTAGGATATCAACTCTTCTATTTAAGCGTCCTATATCCATTAGAATCTCTCCTTTCGGTAGCTAAAGAGCATTTTTTTAACTAAGTCAAGAGTTGCATCAAGTGATAGCCCACTCTTAGGGTCACTTTTTACTTGTCGTTCTTCATAAAGTGTTCCAATTAATATGAGCATTGCTTGGTTGATTGGTTCTGGAACAACTGTGAAATCTTCCATCTTACATCTTATAATATCTTCAGTTAATATTTGTGCAGTAATAATTAAAGAGGAGATGAGTGCATTATCTTCTTCATCATCTACTCTTAAAAAGTTTTTTACTTCACTTAATGTCATAATGCATCATCTCCTTTATTTGTTTTTATTCTGAGTATCTAGGGTCGTAGATACAAGCTATGATTGTTCCTGGAACTGTTGAATCAGCAACAATTGTTGTATCAATTGCTACTCTATCATATTTTCCTTTTAAGAAGTCTGCATCAATTGTAACTACAATAAAACCACATTCACCTGCTGTGCCACCGATTTCAAATGTTTTACCATTTTCATCAATTTGGTTATATGTAGTTTGTCCTATTTTTTCTTTAAAAGGAATAGCAACTGGTAAGCCATCTGGTCCTAATTTTGCTTTTACTTTTAAAGTAGTATTAGCAGCAGTTCCTACTCCTGTTGCAATAATAAAATCTACGTTTTTTGAGTTTGTTAGTTCTACGTAGTCTGTAGTAAAGCCGTCCGCAAATATAGCACCAGATTCTTTTAGTACTTGGTATTTTAATAATGTTTTATTAGCCATTGTTTTCTTCCTCCTTAGGCATTACGTTTTGCTAGTGTAACAAATGGTGATACTGTTGAAGAACCTTTATATGGAGTTAATGGTTTATTCCAAATTGGTTCACCATCAACCCTGTAAATGAATCTGAACACATTCTCATCATATAAGAATCTTACATGGATTGAACTTGCGGCGTTGATTCCACCTTTATCAATTAGTAAATATTGACTTGCATCTGCTAGGATAATGTCTCCTAAATCTCCTGCAGCACTGCATTGTTCTAGAGGAATTACTGGGCGACCAAATAATGTGCCATATGGTTTTTCTGATAAGCCTCCTGCTGGACATAAACTGGAGTATCACCAATCTTTAATGTATAAAGGTAAGGTTCTACTTCTTGGTTAATATACCATACAGAGTTTGCTCTACTTCTTGCCCATAATCTATTCCACATTTTAACTAGGTTTTCAACTTTAATTACTTCAGTTTGACTAGCCTCTTTTGCTACTGTTACTAAAGCTCCTGATTTTAGGATTCCAAGTGGCTCTCCGCTTCCAGTTCCAGTGATAATTGCATCATCAATCTTGAAACCAAACTCTTCTGCAAATGCTTGTCTAATTACTGCTTCTAGAGCTGTTGCATCTTGCAATAGTTCATCAGTTGCATAACATAAACCTGTTAATTTCTTTAGTGATAATTCTAATACTCTAAACTTAGGTTTTGATGCAGCAAGCGTGTCTGCTTCACCTTCCCAGTATGTTTGTACTCCACCAAAACGTGAACCATTTGCACGTGAATCTTCATCTACTGCGTTTATCTTTAAAGAATTAGCATTTGTAGAAATTGGGATTTTCTTAACTTTACTTGCTAGGATTCCTGTTTCATAAGTTCGCTTTAATAATTCTGATACAAAGTCTTGTTGTACTAAGAATCCACCATCACTAGGATTTGATTCATTAAGTCCACTTGCAGCACGAGTAGTTAGTCTTTCGTCTACTCTTCCACCTGGCATTGCGGCACGATATGCTGCCATTAATTGTTCACCAAAACTACCAAATCGTTTTTCATCATTTTTAGCAGGTGTTGGTTTTGTTTCAGGAGTTTCTATAGTTCTTTCCTCAGGCTCCATTGCCATCATTCTTTCTGCTCTTGAGATTGATTCATCCCAATTTTTAATTTCTGTTTCCTTTTTATCGATTTCATTTTGTTCATCGTTTGTTAGGAAACGGTCTTCTGTTTCTGCTTTATTAAGAATGGCCATTGCTTTTAGTCTGGCATCTTCTCTTTTTGCTTTCATTTCTAATAATTTCTTCATTGTCATTTTAATTAATCCTCCTATAGATTTTTAAATTTTGTTTTTAAGTTATTTATCTTTTCTTTCGCTTTTGCTTTTTTTAAAGATACATCAGCTTCAGTTAAGCCAGCTTTGTAATTCTTGTATTCTTCCATTGCTCTTACTCCAACATCAGTCTCTAGATACGCAGGAAAGGTTACAGGACTTACATCAAATAGTTGAACCTTTCTAATTTCACGAATATCTATTCCGTCTTTAGTACCCCAAGTGTCTTCTTCAACAATAAATCCAATTGACATTTGGCTTATATCTCCACGCTTAATACTCATCACTAAGTCTTTTGCCCAGCTTGTATTAGGCGGTGTGATTCTAACTGATAGACCAATTTCATCTTCAGAAAGTTCAAGTGTTCCAGCTTTGTTTCTACCTAGAACATAGTTTGGATCATGATTAAATAAAGCTCTTATATCATCACGAACAATTGTATCTAGGAATGCTCCCTTTCTTACTATTTCTTTAAAAGGGAAAAGACATCCAAGTGTTTCACTCCATGAATCAAATACCGATGCATGTCCTACAATTGCACCTGTATCATCTTCATTAAATCTTAATTCCTTTAAGGGAAGCATTCTAATTTATTTTTTACTACTCATAGAATCGCTCACGATTTTTCCTCCTTTGTTTCAACTTTTCTTAGTGGTATCATATTTCCATTTACTAGATAATCATCACCACCAAGATTACTATCTACTAGTGGCATTTCTTCTAACTTTCTTATATCGTTAGTTGATAGCCATCCATTTTGTCTTCCAACAGCATATCCTTCCATTCGCGACTTATAATCTCCACGAAGAAGTCCATCTACATTAAATCTTGCAAAGTATAAGGTCCTTTCTTCTTCTGATAGTAAGGACTTTGTGATTTCTTGTTCCCATCTAACAATCCATGGTCTTATCGTGTGTTGCACGAATTCAATTGATTGGTGTTCAATGTTAGAAAATGTTGCATGTTCTAAATCTCCAACTAAGTGTGGCGGAACTCTAAATATTCTGCAAATCTCACTTACTTGATATTTTCTAGTTTCTAAGAACTGTGCATCTTCTGGTGCAATACCAATTGTGTGGTATTTCATTTCTTCTTCTAGAACTGCTATCTTATGAGAGTTCTTTGTTCCTTGATATACTTTGTTCCAGCTTTCTCTTAGTTTTTCTGGGTCTTTTAAGATTCCAGGATGTTCTAATACTCCTCCTGGTCTTGCACCATTTCCAAAAAACTTCGCTCCATATTCTTCTGTTGCAAGACTTAATCCTACAGCTTCTCTTGCTTGAGCAATTGGTGATAAACCTTTTACACCATCTACTGATAATGCTTTAATATGAAATATTTGATTTGGTTTATATACAATTGTCTTGTTAGCTACATCATCCGAATAAGTATACTTAATCTTTCCAGTTGTAGTATCACGTTCAACAGTCATATATTGAGGTTTTAAATACCATAGCTCAGTAACGTGGCCTTGTTTTCTAATAATTCTTGCATAAGCATTTCCGTATAATAAAAGAGAGGTCATCATGATCTCTCTAAATTCAAAGCTTGTCATCTCATCGTTAGGTATTTCATACAAAGAGTAATATAATGGGTGTTCTGTAGCAAGTTCATTCTTTCCATCTTTTCCTTTTCTAAATAGATGAAGTGGAAGGCTTGCTACTGATTCAGCTAATATCTTAACACATGCATATACTGCACTTGTTTGCATTGACTTCATCTCATCAACCATTACTCCACTATTACAATTACCACCAACGTAGTCTACATCAACTCCACGAATAAAATCTTGCATTTGTTGCGAGGCTCTTTTTTCTTTTGGACCGTCCCTTTTTTTATTAAAAAGTTTCATTTATTCCTCCTATTCAATCTCTTCACCATTTCTAAAATGTTTCACTTCAACATTTGGATTTTGTTCTTTATATCGTTTTACTATTACATCACAATACTTTGGCTCTAACTCTAACGTGCAACAAGTTCTATTTAACTGGTCTGCTGCAATTAATGTTGAGCCACTTCCACCAAATGGATCTAAAACAGTGTCTCCTTCATGACTTGAATTGTAAATTAGTTTCGCACATAGTGTGATTGGTTTCATTGTTGGATGCTCTGGTGAGCGAGTTGGTTTATTATCAAGAATAACTGTTGTAGGAATTGATACTATTTTGTTTATTGCTTCAAGTAATTCATTCTTACTCATTTTCTTATAGTTTTCTTGTAATTCTTCAATCACAGTTGATAAGGTTCTATCGTTAATAAAATAATGACCTTGACCTTCTTTCCATCCATAAAGTATTGGTTCGTGAATCCACTGGTAGTCTTGACGCCCTAATGTGAAATGGTTCTTATACCATACAAGTGTTTGAGCATATTTTAATCCTGCATCAACTAATGCTTTTATGAAGTTCACTGTTTCTTTTGTTGAGTGGAAAATATAAAGTGGAGCACCCTTCTTTAAGGATTCTCCACTTGCTTTATAAAATGCTAATAAAAATTCATAAAAATCTGTATCAGACAAGTTATCATTTGCTATATCTCTACCATTTCCTGATATAGTTCCGCCATAATCAATGTTATATGGGGGGTCTGTTACTAGTAAATCTGCCACTCTTCCATCAAGCACTTGATTATAGTATTCTAGTTTTGTTGAATCACCACAAACTAATCTATGTCTTCCTAAACACCACAAGTCACCTTGTTTAGTAATTGGTGAATCAATCTCACTTACTTCTTTTTCTGCATCAAAATTATCTTCATGAACGTTTTCCATTGATCCACTTCCAAATAATTCTTTTGCTTCATTTAAATCAAAACCAGTTAATGTTACGTCAAAGCCTTCTTGGTCTAATTCTTTTAAAAGACTAGCTAGTAAGTTATTATCCCATTCACCACTAATTTTGTTCATTGCAATATTTAGTGCTTTCTCTTTTTCTTCTGTTAATTTTACAATTACACAGTCTATTTCTGTATAACCTAAATCTTTTAGCACCTTAAGACGCTGATGCCCTCCTACAAGTCTTCCCGTTGTTTCATTCCATATTACTGGTTCAACATAGCCAAACTCTTTTAAACTTCTTTTCAGTTTTTCATATTCCTTATCACCTGGTTTTAAATCCTTTCTTGGATTATAATCTGCTGGTTTTAAGTCTTCAATTTTCTTTTTTACTATTTGCATTATTTCCTCCTGTTTTTGGGTAAAAGAAAAGAGCTAGCAGAAACGCTTATTTCGCGTCTTTACTAACTCTTATTGTAGGTTTATTTGTTTTTTCTTAAAATTCTTTTGCCATCTAAATAACATGCAGTAGCAAAAAATCCTAAGAAAATAAATAATAAGAATACTCCAATATACTGTTTAAAACCAGCTTTTTCAATTATGCTTTCTATTAACCAATACAAACTAACTATTATATCCCCAATAAATAGCCCTATTCCAAAAATACATTTTAATTTTCCCCACATTGGGTCATTATTTTTCATAATTTAATTACCACCTTTGTATCATTAATTATATCATAATAAATGAAATTAAACAATTGTAATTGTAATCGTTCCTATATAACTTGAATTATACTTATTAATACAAGTTATTACAACAGTCCCAGATGATCTAGCATGTACAATACCATACTGATCTACAGTCGCAATACTATTATTACTAGATGACCAATTATAGTCTTGTCTTATATTTGTTGGACCCCCAGACACTATACATATACTTCTTGTATAGCCAATACTTATAGTAGTACCACCAGGAAGTCCACCGTTTTGTCTTACTTCGGTACCATTAAGTGAAGAGTCTTCATTGACATCGGTTGATAATTGTATTAAAATTGTTTCGGTTTGCTTAATATACACATTCAGTTCAATTGCAGCAACATTATTTTGTCCATATTTATCTGTCACTCTAATTATAACAGTTCCTTCACTTTTTGCAAATACGGTACCATAAGCACTTACCGTAGCAATTGAAGGATTACTACTTGACCAAATATAATCATTATATCTAGAATTATAATTAGCATCAGGACCTAAATATAAAACTCTTGTGAATCCCACTGCTATTGTATTGTTATATCTTAATCCATTATTTAATGTTACTTCTGTACCTAATCCAGTATCTACAGTCGCGGCATTAGTTTCTGTAGTTATTGTAAATTCATATAATGGGTCTTCGATTATCATAAATGTATAATCTATATAATTAACTCCATTAAAGTATCCAAAATATATTTTATCATTTTTTAATAAATTAATTTCTTTCGTTATCTCTCCACTTGATTCTGAACAAGTAATAAAAAATTCTACAAACAAATCATTATTACTATTATATTTTATTAAAATAAAAGCAGTATTGTTACTTAATAAATTAATATTAGAATAACTAAATGTAATTTCATATCTACTAGTATATGGAATATTGATACTAGATAATTTATCACCTACATTCGTGGTAAATGAGTAGGATGTATCGAGATTACAATCATTATTTAAATTACTCCAATTTATGTAAAGTGAATTATTATAATCAATATCAAATATAATATAATAATACTTTTCTTTTTCTAAATTAATTGTGATACTACCTGTTCCATTACTTGATTCAGCCGTATTTTGGTATTCATCAAGTGAAAATTTTTGTAATATACTTATATTACTATCATAAACAGAAAAATTTAATGGTGTTTTTGTATTATTAATTAACGAATACATTTCTAAATTATAAATATTATTTTGGGAACAATATATTTTAATTATGCCATTATCACTATTATTTTTTATATAATTATCTAATTGATAAGTACCAGTATTTGATATTTTTACTGGTTCAATTGAAACGTTGTATCCTCTCGAATTTTGTGGAAATCCATCTATTACCACTTCAAATTTATATGTTTTGTTTTTCTCAAAAATATATGATAAGCTTCCATTTTCAGTTTTTAATAACTGATTGTTCTCGTATAATTTGATTGTTGAATAAGATGGTGCACTAAATTTATAATATCCTGAATAATCTGGATTAAATTCAAATACATCATTTTTTCCGTTTTTAAGCATATATCCTTGTGCAGAATTTAATATATCAATATTTTTTGAAATGTCATTTCCAATAATTGTAAAATATGAACAATCTCCAATACTTATTTCATCATACGTATCATTTTTTTCATTTACAATAGCAATTTGAATTCGTGAACCATATGTTAAATATGCTTCTTCTCTTGATTCTGAGTCTAAGTGCCAACAATAACTAATTGAATTATATACAGGTTGATTCCGCATATCATCATAGGTTAATGTCCTAAAAATGAGTGCATTAGATGCAGTGCTAGATGTACTTTTAGCATCGAATTTCCAAAAATGACCATTGTTTTGCTTTTGTTGATTTCTTCCACCTTTATCAACATCACTCGGATTATTTGTTTGAAGCTTCAATTCATAACCAATATGTGTTTCTCCAAACATGTAATCAAAGACTACTAAAGAATCGTATACATTTTCAGCTATTTCTATTCCTAACCCTAATGGTGGAATAGAGGGGAGTCGAACCCCTGTCCAAACTATCAC